GGAATGCCCTCTCAGGTCGGTGGAGATGCCGGTATGGGCGGTATGAGCATGGCTATGGCAGGGATTATCAAGAAGTACAAGCGTACCTTGACGAACTTCCAAGAGGATTTCCTCATTCCTTTCGTCAACAAGGCTGCTTGGCGCTACATGCAGTTCGATCCTGACCGTTATCCCTCCACGGACCTTACTTTTGTGCCCACAGGGTGCTTAGGTATTCTGGCTCGGGAGTACGAACAGGCCATGTTGACCAATCTGTTGAAGACCTTAGGGCCGGATACCCCTGTACTGCCCTTAATCATGACTGGAATCATCCAGAACAGCTCTCTGGCGAACCGTGGAGAACTCTTGGAAGCCCTCCAGAAGATGTCTCAGCCTAATCCTGAGCAACAACAGGCCCAACAGCAGGCTCAGCAGCTTCAAGCGGCTCTGTTGCAGGCCCAGGTACAGGAAACCCAAGCGAAGGCTCAGAAGGCCGCTGCTGAGGCTCAGATTGCCCCTCTGGTGGCTAAGGCGAAGCTCATTGCAGCCCTGTCGAACAACCTTGACGACGATGCTGAAGGCAAGGACTTTGAGCGTAGAGCCAAGATGGCTGAATTGATGCTCAAGGAGCAAGACATCCACAGTAACGAACGGATTGCTTACGCTCAGATTCAAGCCTCAAAGGAGAAAAATAGTACTCAAAGTACTTGACTTTTAGGTAGTACTTCTGGTAGAATGCCAATCATCTAAAGTACACAAGCGGGTTTACTAGTGCAAGGGGCGCACAGCAGCCTTCCAAGCTGAAGACCGCGGAGTTCGACTCTCCAAGCCCGCTCCAATCAACCCTCCAGAGATACCGAAAGGACAATATCAATGGATCAAGAACTTCAAGTCTACTATGAGGAAAGTTTCAGTACCTTTGCTACAAAGGGTTGGGGCTTCCTTATTGAAGACTTTAAAAAGTTAAGAGAAGCAGTCAACGATCTATCCACGGTACCGGACCCCAACCAACTCATGTTCCGTAAAGGCCAGTTGGATATTCTTGACCTGATCTTAAACCGCAAAGCGATGTGTGAGAAAACTTGGGAGGAACTTCAGAATGAAGAGAATCTTTGAGTTTGCTTGTCCTAACGGACACATCACGGAGCAACTGCAAGACGACACCATTAGGCATATTCATTGTCCTCAATGTGAGTTCGTTGCGCAAAGGATCGTTTCCGCCCCGCAAGTCAAACTGGAAGGCATCACAGGTGCTTTCCCAGGAGCTTACGAGAGGTGGGAGCGAGTTCGGGCTGAAAAGCTCAAGGAAGAACGCAAAAAGAACGCCTCCTACGGTCGGGACTATACCCCGGCTGCTTGAGGAACAACTCTGATTGCATATTTAAATATCCTAGAACCCGAGAGGGCAGGATGAAAGGTAGGTATGGCTGAACTTATTGATTTTGATGAACTGCCGGGTAACGGCCCTGATGTAGTCGAGGAACCTAAAGAAACACCGGCTCCAGAGCCCAAAGCCGAAGTCCCTGAACTCCCTGAGAAATACAAGGGCAAAAGTTTAGATGACATTGTGAAGATGCACCAAGAGGCTGAAAGGCTGATCGGTAAGCAGGCTCAAGAGGTTGGTGAGGTCCGAAAGCTCGCAGACGAGTTACTCAAGCAACAACTCTCAAATAACAAACAAGCGCCTACAGAAGAAGAGACAGAGATTGACTTCTTCGCAGACCCCAAGGCCGCAGTCTCCAAAGCAGTAGAAAAGCATCCTGACGTACAGGAAGCTAAGCGTCTAACAGCCGAACTGAAGCAACAACAGGCTTCTAAGGCTCTCCACGAAAAGCATCCAGACATGAAGGACATTGTATCTGATCCTGAGTTCGCTAATTGGGTCAAAGCTTCTAAGGTACGGACCAATCTGTTCCTGGCGGCTGACACTCAGTACGACACAGACGCAGCCGATGAGCTTCTTTCTACTTACAAGGAACTGAAAGCAGTACGTAACGCACAGGCAAAGAAAGACTCTGACGAACTCCGTCAGGCAACTCTGAAGGCCGCAAGTGTGGACGTTTCGGGCACAGGGGAAAGCTCTAAGAAAGTTTATCGTCGTGCCGACCTTATCCGGCTACGTATGACTGATCCGGCTCGCTATGAAGCACTTCAACCCGAAATTATGAGTGCCTACGCAGACGGAAGAGTGAAGTAAATAACCCTCAAGTATTTAGGAGATTAAAATATGCCTTTAGGTACCTCTCACGTTACGCTGGCGACAGCGGACAAGTTCATCCCCGAAGTCTGGTCGGATGAAATCATTGCTTCTTACAAGAAGAACCTCGTCATGGCCAATCTGGTCAAGAAGATGAACTTCAAGGGTAAGAAAGGAGACACCGTACACATTCCGGCTCCGACCCGTGGTAGTGCCTCGCTGAAGGCTGCTTCTACTCAAGTGACGCTGCAAGCCGCCACTGAGTCTGAAGTGATTGTCCTCATCAACAAGCACTATGAGTATAGCCGACTGATCGAAGACATCGTGGCTGTTCAGGCTCTGTCCTCGCTGCGTAACTTCTACACGGAAGACGCTGGCTACGCTCTTGCTAAGCAGGTCGATACCGACATCATCGCCCTCGGCCGTGCTGTTCAAGGTGGCGGCGGTACGACTGCCTACAGCGGTGCCTTCTCGGGCGCTGACGGCACGACTGCCTACGTTGCTGGCACGAACACCGGCATGGGTGCCCTGACGGATGCTGCGATTCGTCGCACGATCCAACGTCTTGACGACAACGACTTCCCGATGGATGGTCGCTTCCTGGTGATGCCTCCGAGCAGCCGTAACACCATGATGGGTATTGCCCGTTACACCGAGCAAGCCTTCGTCGGCGAGCAAGGCGGTAACAACACGATCCGTAACGGTGAAGTGGGTAACGTCTACGGTACTCCCGTGTTCATTACCACCAACGCTGATACGACCTCGGGCTCTACGGCTACCCGTATCGTTCTCTTCGGTCATCGTGACTTCGCGGTGTTCGTTGAGCAACAAGGCGTCCGCTCGCAGACTCAGTACAAGCAAGAGTACCTTGCTAACCTGTTCACCTCGGACACCATCTACGGTGTGTCGGAGCTGCGTGATAACGGCGCAGTCGCTCTGGCCGTTCCTGCCTAAGTAACCCAAGAGAGCCCTTCGGGGCTTTCTTCATTGAACAACTAATCAAGAGTCTTGCATCCCTAACTACGGCTCTGGAGCGCCATCTCCAGAGTCCTTTTTCCAGAGTTCTCCGTTTGAGAGCCGTGAAGAAAGGAATCAATATGACAGTGAAATTCAAGTGTAAGCATACCGGACAGGTCTACGAGTTCCAAGACTACGACGCTGAAGAGATGCGTAAGCACTCTGAGTACGAAGAAGTGATTGAACAGGAAGAGAAGACCGAAGAGAAGCCCAAGAGCAAAGCTAAAGGAAAGTAAATGACTATTTACCGTGGACCAGGAGGTGGGGGTACTACCACGACAGGCTCTCAGGGCTCAACCCCAACTAGCCCGGTGGGAACCCCTTCCGGGGCTAGCCTCGGCATCCATTCAGGCTCCCAGCCTCCGAGTGACCCAACCAAGTACCCTTTCTGGTTCGACAGGTCGGCGGGGACGTTCTACGTGTACGTGTCGGATGAAACCTCTTCGCAATGGATCGAGGTCACCGGAGGCGTCTACTACCCGGATGTGCCTCCCGCGCCCTCTCCAGCGCCTGCTCCTGCCCCCGCTCCTAGCTTCTCGGTGTCCATTCCTGCCGAGAACGGTACACTTGCCGGAGGCGCAACCACCAGCACGGAAATTGAAGGTTATGAAGGTACCTCTCATCTGGCTTGGTTCACTACAGGCTCCGAGACAGCCACGTACACAGTCACCGCTCCTTCGTCCGGCACCTACGACCTAAAGATTCGATTCTTCACTTGGGGGCCTCAGCAGAACAATGTTAAGGTCAACAGTGCTCCGTACACGACCTACGACTTTAATAGTGGACAAGAGTGGGCCATCAAGACCGTCCCGGTCACTCTGACGGCAGGCTCCAACACAATTCAACTCAGTGCCTGGAGCGGCTATACCTATTTTGATACGATCACTGTAAGTTCTCAAGTCGCTGCTCCGGCTCCTGCGCCCTCTCCGTCCGGCCCTACGTTGGC